GGGCGCTGGGGCGGCTGGCAAGGGGTCCGAGGGGTAGTATGCCTAGCCCGCAACATGCCCGCCACGCGGCCAGCCGGGGGCCAGCAAGCCCCCGGCAAAGCACATACATTGCCAGCCGCATAACCAATACGCCCGCCCTACGTCTAATCCACCGGGACCCCTACATGGACGTTAGCGTTCACGATACTAACCTGGAGGGTCTGGTATATGTGCGAACCGCCATGCCCACTCACACGGAATGCGCTACTGGACTCTATGACCGGGAGGCCACCAGAAGATGGGTGAAACAGTTGATGGGGCTAGGTTTCGTAAGGATACCAACCGAGGACAAATAGTGCTTGCGCACCCCGCCACCGCCCGCTAAATTGGGGGTAGTAAAGGAAATAAAGTAATGCCCAACGTATACATCGTTCAACGACCCAACAAGGAAATGGACCTGTCGTCGGCCCTGGACTACGGGGTTATTCGGTTCGTCATCGAGGACAAGCGGTTCCAGCCCTCCCAGCAGCCCGGCGTGGCCCAGAAGCTCATTTACGAAGGGCTGAAGTCCTTTGACCCGAATGAAGACTACCTTCTGGCCTTGGGACAGGACTGGTGCGGAATCGCCATGGCGGGTATGGCCCTGAACCAAATGTGGCCAGGAAAACCCATCAAGATTCTCCGCTGGGAGCGCAAGCGCAATCCGGCGGAGGGTGCCAAGTTCCCACAGGGGTTCTATACCCCCTCAACCATCCGAATGTAGGAGTGCAGAATGGATGATTTGAACCTGTTCGACGACGTGGAAGGCCCCGACGAGGGGGGCCTTTCCAGGCTGTCCCAAATGTTCCAGCGTCGCCAAGAGCTGGACGAAGTTGTGGAACGGCTGAAGGCCGAACTGCAAGTAGCCACGGAGGAATTGCGCGATCTGGATGAGCGTCAGTTCCCGGAGCTGTTCGATGAGGTCGGCGTCTCGTCGTTCTCGGTGGGCAACCGGAAGGTGGAGCTTCAGGAGAAGCTCTACGGATCACTGCCCAAGGACGAAGAGGAGCTGTCCGTGGCCCTTGGAATCCTGAAAAATCACGGTGGCGAGTCCCTCATGAAGGTGGCTGTCTCGGTTGACTTCAACAAGGGTGAGGCTGAACACGCCAAGCAAACTGCCGAGCTGATCAAGCAGGCTGGCTACAATCCCGTGGTCAAGGAAACCATCCACGCGGCCACCTTGCAAAAATTCGCCCGCGATTTGCTCGAGAAGGGCGAGGTCGTCGACCTCAAGGCCCTTGGCCTGTATCATCGCCGTTTCATCAAGATCAAGTGAGGTCAGCCATGGGTGTCCCCCGTAGGAAACTGCGCCGCGCCGAAAAGGCGGCACATGCTCGGAAAGTCGGCTATTACCCCGACCGCACGTGGATTCCCCTCAGCGGAACCAAACCCTCCCCCGGAGAGCTTGGGCCGGGGATGCGACGGGCAATTGCCCGTGAATCTGGCAAATGACCAATTTTCCGGTGTCAGGTAGCGACAGAGTGCGGGGCGAGTCAAGTCCGGACCGCATGAACAGGGGGTTCGAATCCTCCGACCGGAGCCAGAATCCCGAAAGCCTTGGCCACTAGGGATTAGACAGTCGGGATAGACCGGCCCGGCGCCTCAGCGGCATCTGGGGCAACCTTTAACGGAGAAGTGTGAAAATGGCAACCAAAGACGAAGAAAAGAAAAAGACCGAAGTAGCCGTCGCTTCGCAGGGGGGCAATCTTCCTGCGGCGTCGGATCTGGACATCTTCGCTGACGCGGGTCTTGGTAACGAGAACGTCGGTCAGCAAGACATCACGATTCCCCGACTCAAGGTCGCGCAGGCCCTGTCGCCGGAGATCAAGAAGCAGAAGGCCGAATACATTGAGGGCGCGGAAGAAGGCAGCGTCTTCAACTCGGCCACCCGTGAACTCTACCAGACCCCCCTCGTGGTGGTGCCGGTGGCCTATGTCCGCCGACATCTTGAATGGGTTCCCCGGGAAAAGGGCGGCGGACTTGTGAACGCCGACCATACCGAGTCGATCCTGGAGGAATGCACCCGGACCGAGAAGGGCGATTGGGTCCTGCCCAATGGCAACGAGATCGTGGTCACGCCCGAGCATTTCGTGATTGTCGTCAAGGCTGACGGCTCCTACGAACAGGCCGTGCTGAGCATGTCCGGCTCCAAGGCCAAGATCAGCCGGAACTGGAACACGGCGATCCGGAACGTGAAAATCCGGAACCCCGCCACGGGGTTGATGGTCAATCCGGCCCGGTTCTATATGTCCTACAAGCTGGACACCGTGATGGAAACCAACGATCAGGGGGACTTCTTCAACTGGAAGATTTCGACCAATCTGCCGACGATCGAGATTCCGGACATTGGCGTGGAAGTCTACCGCGAGGCCCGTGCCTTCCATGAGCTGATCAAGTCCGGCATTGTGAAGGCTGAGGTCGAAAACCCGGCCGAGGGCAAACCGGACGCCGGTCCGGTGGACAATAACAACGCCTTCTGAGATCCTAGGGACCGGTGAAAAATAATTTGCGCCGGTCCCGATTTTACACTTGCATCCGGTTTCTAGGCGGGGTATAGTGTTCTAGTTACAAGGCAATAGCGCCACTGGAAACCAAACTGGAGGACCAATCATGGCTCACAAAGTTTACGAAGACACCGTTCTGGCCCAAGGCCCCGGTGCCAATTATGTGAAGCGGCCGAAACTGGCCGCGATCGTCGGTGCCTTTGCGGAACCGACCCGTGTCGATCGTGGCATCGCCGCCGCAGCGGAAGCCCTGCCCGAGCTGAAGTCGAAGAACTGCGAGACCGCCGAAGGCAAGGCGAAGTATCTGCGCAGCTATCTGTCGCAGCTGATCACGGCCGAAGCCCTGACCATCGTCGAACCCGGCACCGCCCCCGAGCCGGCGGCGAAGGCGGAGGGCGGCGAGGAAAAGCCCAAGCGTTCGCGCAAGAAAAAGGAAAAGGCCGAAGAATCCACGGCAGCCGACCCGGCCGAAGGCGGTGAGCCGGCGGAAGAGCCCGCCGAGGGCTGATCCCCCCTCGGGGCTCCGTGGCCGGGCATCCCACGTGCCCGGCCATGTTCATACAGCTATGTAATATTCAGCACAGGAGGAGCTTCTATGCTCATCAATGTCAGGGGGGCATTCGGTGCCGGGAAGTCGACAATTGTTCGAAACGTGCTCGGTAGGCCGAACCTCGGCCAGAATGCCAACCGAGTCACTTTGGCGGAGACCGTGATCGTTCAGGAAAAACCCGACGGACGGACTGTCGAACAAAGGAAGGTGGTCAAAGGAACCTTGGGCCACTTCGGCCATGTTTGCGCCTTGGGGACCTACCGGGCCGAAAACCCCTGCGGTGGGGTGGACGAGTTCAGTTGGAAGGGCGCGCACGACACTATCTGCGACGCCATCGCCTACTCTGCCAGCGCCCATGAGATCACGCTGTTTGAAGGGCAGGTGGTTTCTGGTATCTACCAACGGTATGTGAACCTTTCCAAGAAAATCTTCGACATTACGGGGCAAGTGACCTACGTTGTCTACGTCATGCCGGGCCGGGAAGAATGCTTGCGTAGGGTCTCGGAGCGCAGCGGCAAGCCCATTGACGACCCAAGGCTGATCTCCTCGGTCTATGACAAGTATAAGGCCGTCCAGGGGTGCTTCGACAAGATGACGGCGCTTAACGCCGAATACCTGAATCTTTCCTACTGGCATACGACCGACGATGCCGAGGAATACGTTCGATCCCTTGTGACCAAAGGTCTGCAGAGGGGAATGTGATGGAGTTCCAAACAGATGATTTTGTTCGCTGGGCCTGCTTGCGAGAAGTGTCTCGATTGGCGAGGCAGGCCGGGTTGCCCCGCGAGCGCTGGTCTGAGGACCCTATCATGCGGAACTATCGGTTCTGTAACGTGTCCCGAGAGGATGACAGGGTCACGGGGGTCGTTCGGGAGCTGATTCGAGACCCAATGTCGAAGGCTGGAGCTCCGGCCGTGGAAATCTGCAAGGCGGTGGCCGTTGCCAGATTCTTCAACCTGCCGGGGTCTCTGCTGGAGCTCCGGGAAAAGGAAGCCATCACGGAAACCAAGTGTGACTTGGAGGCTGTCTTTTATGTGATGACCGACCGCGCCATCAGGGGGGACAATTGCTTCAACACGGCATACGTGGTCGGTTGCCCCCCTGGACAATTGGTTAAGCCGTGGCTGGGGATTCCCGGTAAGATCGCGTATGTCTGTTCCATTGTCAAGCGGGCAACGGACGGCGGATACTTCAACTACGAAGCCCCTTCTCGACAGGCATTCGTGGAAAATCTTCGGGAGGCCGCAGGGTTCAAGGACTTTATGGCCGGGCAAGTGGCAGCGGACCTCTACTACACGACAGTGGGGAATTCGTGGAAGGACCATATGACATGGGCTCCCATGGGGCCGGGGGCCATTCGGGGCATCAACCGCTGCATGGGGAGGCCGGTGGAAGCCCCCATGGACCAGAAGACCTACCTCGAAATGGGGACGAAGGCGTTGGAAATGCTTCCGCCCCACATGGTCGCGGATCGGGGTCTCACGTTGCACGATGTCAACAGTAATGTGTTTTGCGAGACGGACAAGTATCTCCGCATCAAGGAGAATCCGCACCGTCGCGTTGGGAGGAGGTTCACGTGAAAGTCATCTATGCGCGCAATGCCGAAGACGCGTTGTTCACCGCCCTGATTCTGTTCCGCAACGAAGGGGTCGAGGAAACCAGCCGCAACGGACGGGTGATTGTTCTCCCGTATCCGGTGACGACTGTCTACAAGTATCCGCGAGAACGGGTTATTTTCAGCGGAGAGCGTGACTGCAATCCGTTCTTGCACTTCTTCGAGAGTCTGTGGATGCTGGCCGGACGGCGGGATGTGGAGTTCGTTTCCCAGTTCTCAAAGAACATCTCCCAGTTCTCTGATGATGGAGTGGTCTTCAACGCCGCCTACGGGCACAGGTGGCGAAGCCATTTCGGCTACGACCAAATCGAATGGGTTATTGACATTCTCCGGAAGGACCCTTCCAGTCGCCGGGCTGTCATTTCCATGTGGGATGGCCACCGAGACCTGATGAATCAGGGCTCCAAGGACCTGCCCTGCAACACTCAGGTCGTGTTCCGGGTCATTGGTAAGACGCTGGATATGACGGTATTCAACCGCAGTAACGATGCGATCTGGGGAGCATACGGGGCGAACGTTGTTCACTTCAGCTTTCTCCAGGAGTATGTGGCGGCGTCCCTGAATGTGGACGTGGGCGCGTATCGGCAGGTCAGCAACAACCTGCATCTATACCCGGATGTGCGAGTGGCGGCTCGTATGCTTGCCCTTGCTGGTGCAAGCAGCGAGCAGCACTATGCCTATGGGAGAGTCAAGACGGCCCCGTTCCTGTTCTATTTCCCGGAAGAGGAAAAGAACGGCTTTGTCGAGGAATTGATGCAGTTTGTCGACAATCCGCACCGACCTCTTTCGGGGAAATCCAGATTCTTCCAGGAAGTGGTGTCCCCCCTGTGGAATCTCTGGGGCGTGAGGGGTGAGACCACGGGCGAAGTCGTCAGGGCCGCTAGGCTGATGGCGGATTGCGACTGGAAATTGGCCGCAACTCAATGGATCAACAGAAGGCGGGCAGCAAAGGATCTACCGCCAATTAACGAAGAGGAGTGCTCCCATGTCCGAAGAACAAGCACAGCCCACGGTGAGCAGGGAAGTCTTGCTCAGCCTGCAATTGCAGGAAAAGGACCAGGAAATCGAGTATCTGCGCAAGGTGTCCTACGAAAGGCTTGTGACCATCCAGATTCTGGCCGAGAGCAAGAGGGCCCAGGAAGAAACGCTCGAGGAAATGAAAAGGGAGTTTGAGGCGCTGAAGTCTACCCTTCCGCAACCGGCGCCGGAAACGCCGCCGAACGTGAATTGGGAAGAGCCGGATGCTCCGGCAGAGGAAGACGGGCCGGAGGTCCTCTCCCCCAGAATCTAAGCAGAAGTCAGGGGCCAGTGGCCCCTGACCGCCCATACAGTAACTCAGTGGCCGGGAGAGCCAATACATGAATCCGAAATATTACAGCAAGATCTCTGAAGTCTCGTCGGTTGTCCGTTATCACCAGTTTCCGGGCCCGATTGAACAGACCATCGCCGCCCACTCGTGGGGGGTTGCGTGGCTGATCACGGAATTCCATCCAGGCCCGTCGGTTGCCCTGATCCGGGCAGCGTTGGAGCATGATTTGCCGGAGCACCTGACCGGTGATCTGTCCTACATTGCGAAGAAGAACTACCCCCCGCTCAAGTCTGCCATGGACAAAGCGGATGAGGATGCGGCCAAGGAAATGGGCCTCACGTCTTTGGAGGGTTTGTCGGTTGAGGATGAGTGGTGGCTCAAGTGGGCAGACCTCATGGAGGGGGCGCTGTGGTGTCGTCACCTGTATGAAAACTATGGGTTCCGGCCCTATGGAAAGAGATGGGCAGCCTATTGCACCGCAATTCTTAACCATTGCGCGCCAAAGGATCGGCGGGACTCAATGGGTGCCGATGCTTGGGCAATGACACTTCACGTTCAACAATCAGCTGTGAGAAACTGAAATGAGTATGGAACATCCGTTTGGGTATGACGAAGAATACGAAGGGGTATTGAAAACGTCTACTCCGTCCCACCAAATACCGCCGAACATCGCCCAGGTCAGCACGGAAGGTGAGTTCGAGCTCACGAAGGAATTTCCCTGGCTTGAATTCCTTACCCCCACGGCCAACAGTGTCGTCAGGGTGCTTTTTGAAAAGGAGCGGCACTATCGCGGTTCCTGGCGAAAGCGCGGTGGCCCCGGAGCTATGATGATGCTCGCCCGCAAGTGGGACCGCATTGAAAATATCGTAGCCGAGAATGGCTGGGACATCTTCCAGGCTCTTGAGGCCGGTGACGGTGACATCGAGGACGACGTGCGAGACCTGCTCGGCTACCTGTTGCTGGTATTGGCCGAGCACGAGCGCCGTCGTAGCACAGGGGAAGTAACCAATGGCTGAGGTAGAACTTTGGATCGACGTGTCCGGAGGGGAATATGGCCTGGATTCTGAATATAAAATTCAAGACTCCAGCGGGCGGTGGCCTTCCTATTTCACCAAATTCGAACACAAGGTCTTTTTCCACCCCAAGACCGGCCATCTGTATGCCGTGGTCGGGGTAATCTTCCAGTCCGAAATGGACCGCTGGATGATAGCCTATCAAAGAGTGACCAGGGGCGGGCTGAAAACTGGCCCAGTCTTTTGCCACTTGCCGGAGGACTTCGAACGGGAAGGGCGATTCATGGAGGTGAAGAAATGAATTACAAGGCAAGTGACGTTCAGGGCACCCATTTTGGATACGACCTTGAAACCAAGGACCCGAGCCTCAAGACCCACGGTCCGGGCTGGGCGTTCCCCAATGGGTGCGCCATTGAGAACGAGGAGGGCTATCCTGTCGGCTATGCCGTGGCATGGTTTGACGGGAATATCGAAGCGGTGACGAAGCAAGACCTACTGGACCCGAACATCGAGCAACACTTCAAGTCCGTTTACCTCGGCCTCCGCCACGAGGGGGGAGGTAATCTGCCGGAGGATGTCGTTCGTGCATTCATTCAGCCCTTGCTAAGTGACCCGAATCGGGTGGCCGTGGGCGCGAACATGGGGTATGACTACGGCTGGAGCCTTTTTGACGGCTTCACTTGGGACTGCGGTATTGACGACGTCCAGATTCAGGCCCCCCTGCTGGACGATGCTCGGCGCTCGTATTCTCTGAACAATCTTCTGAAGGACAAGCTCAACAGCCACAAAAATGAGGATGGCCTCAAGCGAGCTGCGGAAGAGTTTGGCATCAAAGATGTCAAGGCGCAGCTTTGGCGACTTCCGGCAGGGCTCGTCTCCGACTATGCCCGAGACGACGCTGCAAGAGCACTCAGGCTCTACTTCTTCCAAAAGTTCGAAATGATCGAACAGGACCTTGAAAGGGTCTGGGACGTGGAGCGTCGGTTGATCCCTGTCCTTTACCGAATGCGCAAGCGCGGTGTTCGGGTAGACGAGCAGCGTGTCGGTCAGCTTCGCGACTACTTCCTCGGCAAGGAGCAGGGGGCCGTTGACAAGCTGAAAGACCTCACGGGCCGCACCTTGGATCCGTGGACCAGTGGCCCGCTCATTCAGTCCCTTATGGACGAGGGCGTGCCCAAGGAAGACTTTCCCCTGACGCCCAAGAAGAAGGAGCTGTCCCTTGACAACGTGTTCCTCAAGAAGCTGGCCGCTATGGACAATCGTGCTGGACAAGTGGCTCAGGAGATTCTCACGCTTCGGCGTTACAATAAAGCCCGATCCACGTTTGTCGATGGGATGCTACTCGATCACATGGTCCAGGGTAGAATTCATTCGGAGCTCCGGGCCTTGCGCGGGGATGACGGAGGAACTGTTTCTGGGAGATTTTCCGGATCCAGTCCCTCCCTGCAAGTAGTTCCGGCAAGGGACCCGGAGCTTGGGCCGCTTGTCCGTTCGGCATTTATCCCGGAGGAGGGCGAAGAATGGCTGTCGGCGGACTACAGCAGCCAAGAGCCAAGGCTGTCTGTTCACTTTGGCGTGAAGGCCGGTATCCGAGGGGCAGATGTTCTGCAGCGCATGTGGGTTGAAGACCCACGGGCTGATGCCTACTTGCCAACGGCTGAGTTGTGCGGCATCGAGCGCAAAGACGCCAAGATCATCAAGCTTGGCATCCTCTACGGCATGGGCGGGGGCAAAATGTGCCACGACCTTGGCCTGCCATATGAGACTAAGTTCTGGAAGGGTAAGGAAATCATGGTGGCGGGCGAAGAGGGTGAAGAGCTCTTCCGCAAATACCATGAAGGCTCGCCCATGGACAAGGCCCTCTCGGAAATGGCTCAGCGAGTTGCCAAGCAACGGGGTAGCGTAAGGACTCTTCTTGGCAGACGGGCCTATTTCCCTCGACAGGCGAACGGCCAAATCTGGTTTACGCACAAGGCCCTGAATAGGATTATCCAGGGCAGCGCGGCGGATATGACCAAGATGGCCATGCTCGAAGTGGATGCGGCGGGGTATACTCCACTCGTATCAGTTCACGACGAACTGGGATTCTCCATTCCCAGAGGCGACAAAGGAGTGGTGGAAATGCTAACCGGACTCATGTCCAACGCCATCCCGCTGGAGGTTCCGGTGGTATGTGACGCGGAAATCGGCCCTTCGTGGGGGGCCTCCATGCTGAACAACCCCGAAAAGGACCACTGGACCCGCGAACAACTGATCAATTGGGGGCGCTGATATGGGTGTTACGCAACGCGGAGAGTATCTGATCTTTGACCGGGCAACGCGCCCGGTCATCGACATGAGCAAAGAACTTCCAGGTAAGCGGCGCTGGAAAGACGGGTTGCTATATGTCCAGGGGACCGGAAACAACCTTGAAGTTATCCTTCGGAAGTTCCCCCAGATTGCCGAAATGCACCTGCCCCTGATCGACCTATACCTGGATGCTGGAAAGCAGGCCGAACAGGTCAGGGGGGCCAAGAAGTCCGACATCCCCCCTGGAGCTTGGCAGGACTATCCATTCCGGACCCAGCCTATGGAGGCGCAGATCAAAGCCTTTTCCCTTAGCCGAGAAAAGGAATACTTTGCCTATTTCATGGAAATGGGCATGGGGAAGACGAAGGTCAATATTGATATCGGGGGAGACCTTTGGCTCAAGGGCTGGATTGACATCATGGTCGTCCTCGCCCCCAACGGTGTCCACCGACAGTGGGTCGAGAGCGAGATTCCTCGCCACATGTCCGAGAACGTTCCATACCGGGCATTCGCACATTCCAGCAAGTGGCGGGCCAAGGACAAGAAAGCCTATTCGGAGGTCATGGCGTATGGAGACGGACTGCGAGTCATCACAATTGCCAGCGAGTCAATCTCGGCCGGTTCGGCCGCTGACCTACTGGTGGAGCTTGTTCAGGTCTTTGGAAAGAGGATGTTGCTCGTTGTCGATGAATCTCACCAATGGTCCAATGCTTCCGCCAAGAGGGTCAAGCTTCTGCTCAAGCTCGTTGACAGTATTGCGTTTAAGAGAATCAACACTGGCTCTCCCATTACCGATGGAATTGAAAAACTCTACGCTCAGTTCGCTATTCTGAATTCGGCAGTCCTTGGGCACAAGTCCCAGACCAGCTTCAACAGAGAGTTCTGCCAATTGGAGCCGATCTATGGCGCTCCTCGGGGGGCCATGCGGGTTGTGGGCTACAGGAATCTTAAGAAGCTGCAAGAGCGCGTGGAGGGTTGCACGTTCCGAGCGACCAAGGAAGAATACCTAGACTTGCCGGAAAAGGTATACCAGACAGTCCAGGTGCCATTCCATCCGGAGCAGAAAAAGGTTTACATGGACCTGAAGCGCTCGGCAGCGGCTGAAGTCAACGGGCAAGAGATCACAGCCCCCCTCGCAATCTCCGCGTTGTCCAAGCTCCGGCAGGTGACAGGTGGGAGCATTCTCGACAACGACGGCAACGAGCACGAAATCCCCTGCCACAAGATCGATGTTCTGCTAGGGCTGTGCGAGTCCATTCCTCGCGGTGGCATTATCTGGGTGACATACGTCTCGGAGGCCAAACGTGTGACCGCCGCCATGAAGAAGGCGGGCTATAACGTCGGCACCTATATCGGGGCAACAAGCGCCGAAGAAAGGACTCGGATCACTATTCCTGGAGCGGTTGACTGGCTCGTGGCAAACTGGTCGGCGTCCACTGGCCTCAACCTCCAGCATTGGGACTACAACATCTACTATTCCAACACGTTCAACGCTGCGGAAAGATGGCAGTCGGAGGACCGGACGCACCGAGTGGGCCAAAACAGATCTGTGACATACATTGATCTGGTGGTCCCAGGGACGGTAGACGAGGCCGTGGTTCAAGCCCTTCAACGGAAACGGGAAATTGCAGATACTATCTGGATTCCGGAGGAGCTTCTGCAAGACACCCTTAACTTCGATGATGAATAATAGTGCTTGCAAATGAAAAAGGGCCATGCCATATTGCAGGCATGGCCCTAGGGCAATGGAGGTTATAATGCGCGTTCTGGAGACTGTTTTCAACCTCATGTGGATGGCTCTCGTGGCTCTGATCAGCGTGGCGTTTGTTTCGCTGTTCTTGCACGGGTTTGCGTCCACTGGCCCGTATTGCCCCGGCAAAGATCCGTCGTGGCTTGGTTCCTGCCAATCGGCTCCCGACCCGTAGGCGTTTATCTGTCCCTGCTCCGTCTACGGATACTAGCCCCGGCCCATGGCCGGGGTCTTTTTATTTGCCGGAATCGATAGCGTTCCAGGTGTCCTCGTCCAGTTCCCCCGTCGGCACAAGTCCGTGGAACTTTTGATAGTGCCGAAGGGCACGTTCCAACCAGACGCCGAATACCCCGTCCACCTTGCCAGCCGCAAAGCCCTTGGCCCCTAGGTATGCCTGCGCCACCGCCACAGCAGGGCCGGCAGCGCCGGGTTTAAGGTGCCCGCGTAGGGGTATATCGGGGCTGGCAGTTGCCGCCGTGGGGCCGGCTGGCGGGGCGCTTTTGGTGTCCTTGATTTTGGCCATTTCTCAACCTCTATGGTAATGGAGCCGGGGCGGGCAGGGGGTCCTGAGCAACCGGATACGGTTCAATTATAACAGAGCCGCCTAGACCGGTCATTTCGTAGTCTTGAACGATAGTCCAAGCCGTGTCCACCAGTCCGATGAGCTCCTGATTCCAGGATATGTCATCTTCTGGTCGATCACCAGTAAGGAACATTCGGACCATCTGCCCTAGGGCATTGTTCATCTGGTTCGGGGCTGTATACGCCGTGGTCTTTAGATGGAGCCCGTCAACATAAATGCTGCTCGGTTGGAATTGCTCAATCATGGCCCGAACCATCACAGGGACTGGGATGGCGTAAACCGGGATTGTGATTTCCGGCCTCGCACGTAGCCAGTTAATCCAATACTGAACCTTGGCAAGTGCGTCATCGTCAATGTTCACGCCCTCGGGGCTATGGGGAATGTAGATTCCGAATAGCTTGCACCCCTTAGACTGAGCAGTGAGGGCATACCAATAGAGATACTGAAGAGTCTCTATCCCCTGCGCGCTGGCCGGATCCGCTAGTCCGGTTTCAAGGTCGCCAATTTCCGTAACAATCAGCGCCCCATTGTATTCGCCGGTTCTGTCTTGTCCGATGGCCTCCCAACGCTGCCGGAGGCTAGAGAATTCAAGGTAGTGGATGAAGATATTCCCAGACCAATACGTCCCCAGATTACCGAAGTCTCCGGGCGCAATGGCCTGATATGGAAAGCTGTGAGCGGAAAAGGCCAAGCTGTCCTCTTCCAACAGCAACACGCGCCCGGCCGGAGGTGAGGGGGGATTGCCCCCCTGCGCGTTGTCCCAAGGCCAGCCGTTCCAGATTGGGTCTCGCCCGAAGATCATCACAAGCCTCCCACCACTTTCACTTCGGACTTCCCGTTTCGGCATCGGACCCTGATCTGGGTAGCCGTGTCGATACGGACTGCCTTGCGGGGGTCAATTTCGATGGAGTCATCGTCATCGGGGCTACTTTCCGCACATACCATGACGATACTGAAGCCAGTGTTTTGAACCACGTCCCCCGATACCACCGCAATGGCAGCCGACCACTCCGAAGTGACTTCATGTTTGGGCATCCTGATTGCTCCTCTATTTGCGCACGGGCGCACCAGCCTTGCCGAGCGCCTCGGCCAAGGCATCACTTGCCTGTTGGGTATTCCAAACGGCCTTGGTCTTGCCGCGCAGCCGCTCAATGAGGGCCCAGAGCTGGGCAATGGCAAAGATTGCGCCCCAGATAGCCTCCCCCCAGAGCTCGGCCCAGACGTCAGCCCCGCCGGGCAGGGGGACGCCGAACACGGCCAAGAGGGCGGCGGCTGTGGCAACCACCTGGAGCACGAAGCTGCGATTTAAGAAGGCGACCGTCCAATGCTTGCCGCCGTCAGTCAGGCGGTTGGCTTCGGCCACTAGGAACCTGATTTGCCGAATAGTGTTCAACATTTACTTCTCCTGTCTGATGCTAAGGATGAATCGGGTAAGATACTCTTGCGATTCAAGGGATAACGCTGTCAGCAGGGCCCTCATCAGCTCCGAGTCCCCCACCGGGAGGGGAGTTTCTTCGACAAATCTGACCGGATCACTTGCCTTCAAGGCATTGAAGATTTCGGCGCGAGTCTTGGGGCCGGAAATACCGTCAACCGTCAGCCGATGCTCCAGCTGGAACCCCCTCACGTCGGTGGGCGAATATCCGAGTAGCGCCAGCCCGAACCGAGTGTAGTAACGAAGCCGATCTTCGTAGCCATTCAGCCCCCCGTTGATGCGGATGGTCAGTCCTTCAAAGTCCCCTCGGTCAGCCCAATCATTCAGGTTCCGGGAGTCCCAATACCAGATCGGGCTGAGCCCTTCCCATGGATCGGTGTTTATCAGGTCGGGGTTATTGACAAAGTCCGGGGCCAATGGATCGACACTCCGAGCCCATTGGCTGAATTGGGTGACGTTGTAGCGACCGGTGATTTGAATGGGACCACGGCCACGGAACCTATACCCGTCTCCAGGCTGGGTGTTCCCCAGATCCTTGCGGCCTTCGTATTTGAGCTGGGCGGCGGTCGGCCTCCAAACTTCCCGGTCGTATCGAAATCCCTGGGATTCGTGGGCCGTCTGGGCCAGGAATTGGAACAGACGATGGGGAAGATTCAGCCCCTTCTGAGTTCCGGCCTGACGTAGTCCCGCAAGGAGGGACTCAATATTGGGGCCGACCTTGGAGTCGGTCACGGAGGCGATTAGTTCTGCTGTCAGTAGCATGGTTGGTCCTTATCTGCTTCTAGCGCCACCACCAAAACAACCTCATGCTGTTTGGGTGCAGCCAAGCCTTCCACCACGGCCAATGGGGCCGCTCGTTCTCGGGTATCAGCATCTGCCTGCATTTAAGAACACAGAAGATGCCCGCAAACTTCATAGAGGAAAAGACGTTGTTCACGAGTCGACCTCTGGTGAGGTCAGACCAGAATTCTGCGGATTCCGGAAAGTAAATCCTCAGGAGGGGGAGAAGGACGTCCCAGTAAAGCCCCCGAAGGATGATGGCCCCGGACACGATGCCGAACCCCATGAGAAACCACCACGTCGCCGCGCCAACGGTTTTCCTGGAAGCTCGAAAGCCCCAGACAGCCGCCCCATACCCAAGGGCGTTCAGGAGCGCGAGGATTGCAGCTAGAATAGAGGCCATCGTGATACATCCTTCTGGAATTGCTTCACCAACACTTCAGCGGCTTGCACCTTCTTTCCGCATAGTCCAAGCTCCTTTTCAGCCAAGTCCATACGATGCCGATGAATTTTTTCGGCCTCCTGGGCTCTCCGAGTCCTTCCGCACAGCTGACGTATGAACCTGCTAATCATCGCATGGCCTCCAGTCTACGGATTGCCTCGGTGACGATGTTCGTATTGGCATTGATGGCCGCATGGTATTGATTCAGCATTTGCCGCTGAACATTGTCGCTTTCCCGAGTCATTTCAAGCATCTTGTCCTGAAGCTCGTTATTCCTTCGGTAAAGCATGACTATCACCACGGCAAGGGCAACGACGATCACGGCCAGGATCGTGTTGGAATCGCCAGACGATAGCTTCTCTATGGTGCTGTTCGGTTCCATTTGTCCGTTGCCCTGCGCTTGGTGATCTTAGTCCATGGAACCCCCCTCGGGCTCGGTGGGGGCCGGAGTCGGGGTGCTGAAGACGACACTCTCCGGGGTCACGGACTCCAGGATGCCGTCAGCAAACGCGGTAATCACGTTGTCATCCGCATCATAAAAGCGGTCCCCGGAACCATCATGCTCATAGCGGGCAGCGTCCACCGTTGCAGTGGCACGATCCGAGCGACGGACGATTACGTATTTGGTCATTTGTCAGTTCTCCTTCTTGGGTTGACAGTCATAGAATAGAAGAATTCAGGCGGTGGTCAAGGACGGCTTGCGCGCCGTTGCGGTCAGTCAGTCTGTATTGCATAGTTTGGGTTCCTTTGTTGGGTTGGTGATAACTAGCACGGTTTGATAAACATTACAATGCTAGGGTTGGTTAAGATGAAGTATAGTATGCAAACACGCCATAAAACACGCCCGGTCCTACTGTGGGCCATTCTACTTGCCATACGTTTGTGGAACCCTGTCTTACTAGTCGCCCATAAGTAATGGTGAACGGAGTTATACCGCTACAATTTACTATCAAACAACACAGCCAACGATTGTTAGGAATGGTTACAGTGTCTCCGACAGTTAATCTAAATACAGAATCCACCTTAAGCATTTTGACTGAATGATGATATAATCTGTTACCATTTTCATCAAAAGTAATCAATCCATAATCATTATTTTCAGGATTGATTACTTCACTGGAATCTAACATTCTAAACGGGATCGTTCCTAGATTGGATTTGCCATTGAAAAACACGTGAGAGGGTAATAAATAACTTCCCGGATTGCCGAAGTTTACCCCAGCATTATTTACCGGTTCTATGCGGTCTATAGAAGATGTGACCTGAAATGAAAAATACGGATGTTCTGATGTGTCCGGTCTATATCCGTTATTCAACCAAGATGAACTTGATATGGGGGACACGTTCTGCGTATTATTGGTTTGACACATTACCGGGGTGTTTTGATCTAAAATTACTTCCCCCTGCCCATTTCTAACTGCAAACCCGTAAGCCATAGTCAAGCCTTTAATGCCAGAACAATGAATGTCAATATAACGGTTTCGGAAGCCCATCCGTTAGTTTTAATATTCAGGGACGAAGGTTTCGGTTCAGAAGAAATATATACATTATCGTCTGTTCCAAAACCCGTTGAATTCGCCCCGCTAGGCATCTTTACGTAAAACCCCAAACAAACAGGCAATGTTGGCGCACCCGACCAATTCAACGGAATATTCCAACTGGCCGCACCAGTGCCAGAATTAACCTGAATTTTAGAAAGCCCGATTACTCGAATGGGCAAAAAATCATCAGTGCTAGCCATCCCATTCTGCGTTAGAATCTGAAGCCCATAAGCCATGTTACAGTTGCCCCATCCTTACCCGCAACGTCCCGGACGCGTCGTAAACGTCAATGCGGTTGTTCGTGATCACAAGTCTTTCCCCGCTGGTTCCGCTGCGAATAGTGGTTTGCCCGGTAGATGTCACGATGAAGTTGTTATTGATATTGAGCGATCCAGCCGTGATCGCACCCAAGTTTGCACTGATCGCGGCAAGGTTTGCAACTGAAATCTTACCTGCGGTCACAGCCCCGGTGGCAATCTTAGAGGCAATAATCGCACTCGCTGCAATGCTGTCGGCGGTCACAGCGTTGGCTGCGATCTTGTTCGCCGTGATCGCCCCATCAACGATTAGTTCACCGTTATTTTTCAGGCGAACAGTCGGCGCACCGACGATGACTTGCCCCGTCGTGCCGGAAGAACAGTAGAAATGAATTCTGGCACGCTTCGCGTCGCTTGGTGCGACGAAACTCCCCGAGAATTTTTGACGATTACCCGTGATCGCCCCAATGATGTTTGCGGTAAAGTCTAAACTTGCGCCAGCTCCATCAAGCCAGTTGATACGACTTCCTAGCACGCCATCAGCGCCTGCCTGATTTTGACGCGCTTCGATTGAGAAATAATATTCTTTACCCTGTTCAACCGAAAAATCTTTGGACCAAACCGAACCGCGTTGAGTTGCCGGGGCGATTGCCCAATTAATCCCCGAGAATAGAGGACCGGCGATTTCAAACTGCCATTCAGGTGCTTGCGACCTATCCCAAGACAGGGGGTCAACAAAATCAGAATCGGGCACAAGGTTTGCCCAATCAGCAACCAGCAAGTGACGAGCGGCAATCGAATTAGCCGCAATCTGATCGGCACCAATTGCCCCTGCCGCTACCTTTCCAGCCGTGATGGCATTGGCCGCAATTTTATTTGATGTGACTGAGTTGGCAGACAATTCATTGGCAGTCACCGCCCCCGTGGCAATCTTGGCCGTGGTGATGGCGTTTGCCAAAATCTTATCGGAGGTAATGGCGTCGGTGGCAATCTTAACCGCCGTAACAGCTCCAGCTAGGATTTTCCCGGCAGTGACCGCATTTGCGGCCAGTTTATCTGTTTCAATGGCTCCTGCGGCAATCTTGGGTGCAGTCACCGCCAGGGCATCCAGCTTGTCCGTAGTCACAGCGCCCGAGGCAATCTTACCAGCCTCAATGGCTCCGGCGGCAATATTTCCGGCTTGCACCGCTCCCGCTGCAATGTGGCCGGTCTGAATGGCTCCGGCCAAAATCTTTGCGGAAGTGACGGCATTCGCGGCAATGTTATCAGCCTCAACGGCATTGGCCGCCAGCTTTCCGGCCACAATCGCACCGGCTTCGATATTCACGGCCGTGACAGCGTCGGCGGCGATCTTGCCCGCAGTGATCGCGCCAACGGCAATTTTCCCCGCCGTGACGGCCAAAGCGGCTAGATTACTGGTCTCAACGGCTCCGGCGGCAATCTTTGAGGTTTCGATGGACCCGGCAAGAATCTTCTCAGCCGTGACAGCATTAACCGCAATCTTCTCTGCGGTCACTGCCAGTGCATCGAGCTTCGCAGTGATCACGGCCCCAGCGGCAATTTTCCCGGCATCAACCGCTCCGGCGGCAAGCTTAACGGTTGTCACGGCATTGGCGGCAATTTTGTCGGCTTCGACAGCGTTAGCCGCCAGCTTATCAGTCGTCACCGCTCCGGAGACAATCTTGCCCGCCTGAACGCTATTCGCAGCCAGCTTGGCCGCAGTAATGGCGTTCGCCGCCACCTTGTCGGCCGTAACCGCAAGCGCATCCAATCTGTCAGTGGTCACAGCTCCAGTGGCAATCTTATCAGTGGTGACGGACCCGGCAGCTATGGTTCCGGCTTCCACCGCCCCCGCGGCAATATTCCCGGCTTGAACGGCACCCGCCGCAATCGTTCCGGCGGTCACGGCACCCGCCGCAATTTTACCGGCCTCTACCGCACCCGCCGCAATCTTGGCGGCAGTGATAGCGCCGTCAACGATCAGTTCACCGTTGTTTTTTAGACGAACAACCGGGGTTCCAAAATAACCCTGCGCCCCTTCCATTCCGACCGCCTGGAGATGGATTCTTGCCGCAACAGCATCGTCCGGGGGGGTAAAAGATGCCGTTTGTAAAGTTACGGATGTTGTATCGTTGAAACCGACAAGAGGCCCGGCAAGATTCGATCCGTCGCGTAAATTATAGAAAATTTGCGCACGTGCTCTGGCAGGGGTATTAACTGGCCTACCGCGCCAAGAAACGAAATATTCGCGCCCCGCTTCAACGCCGAAGAAATTCCCGACTGCCTGCCCCCAACTACCGGTCGCGGTAATGGTCAGGAGATTTCTCCCCCCTGGATAGTTGGCATTCGCCGCCCCAACGTTCAGGGTCGAGTTCGCCGCCGTCCAATATCCGGGACGTTCGGTAAAGTCCGGGTCAGTGATAAGATTGGTAAAATCACCAACAGCGATCTTACTGGCAAGGACGGCACCCGCAGCGATTTCAGCAGCGCCGACTGCTTGAGCCGCGATTTTGCCCGCAATCACAGCCCCCGCCGCAATATTGCCCGCCTCTACCGCCCCAGCGGCAAGCTTGGCCGTGGTGACGGCTCCCGCCGCAATATTGCCCGCCTCTACCGCTCCAGCGGCAAGCTTGGCCGTGGTGATGGCATTGGCCGCGATCTTATCCGCTTCGACCGCGTTTGCCGCCAGTTTTCCGGTTGTGACCGCACCAGCCGCAATCTTGTCAGCTTCGACCGCCCCGGCAGCAAGCTTTGCGGTTTCGACCGCACCAGCGGAAATTTTAATTGCGGTGATCGCGTTGGAAGCGATCTTGTCGGCAATAACGGCCCCCGCCGCAAGCTTTGCGGTTTCGACCGCACCCGCAGCGATTTTTACAGCCGTCACAGCGTTGGCAGCAATCTTGTCGGCACTAACCGCACCGGCATCAATTTTATTGGCCGTGACCGCATTTGCGGCTAGTTTGGGGGTGCTTACAGCACCGTCGCTGATTTGCGTTCCAACAATCTGCCCGAGTAATTTACCCGAATCAATGCCTGCAATCTGGTCATCAGTTAATTGCCCGGCAATTTTTGCCGCATCGACTTCCGCAATTTGTTCGTTAGTCAACTGCCCGGTAACTTTGGACGCTTCAAGACCGACAATTTTAGCGTTCGTTACAGCACCGTCCGCAATTTTAATTTCGGTAATTGCCCCTGTCGCAATTTTCACAGCAGTAGCGGCACCGTCCGCAAGCTTTGCGGTTACGACTGCGCCCGCAGCGATTTTCGCAGTCGTAACTGCGTTGTTCGCAAGTTTGAGCGCCGTGATGGCAGAATCGACAATCTTCCCCCCGGATACGGCGAGGTCAGCGATCTTACCTTCCGTGATAGCTCCCGCAGCAATCTTAGCTTCAGTTGCGGCACCGTCCGCGAGTTTGGCGCTATTGATCGCATCGTCAACGATCTTACCCCGGCTGACAGCTCCGGTGGCAATCTTCACTTCCGTGATCGCCCCAGCGGCAACCTTTGCAGCGGTAATCGCCGCGTCGTCAATCTTCACTTCCGTGATCGCCCCGGCGGCAACCTTCGCAGCGGTAATCGCCGCGTCGTCAATCTTGACGGTCGTAATCGCACCAGCCGCAATCTTCGCAGCCGTCGCAGCCCCGTCTGCCAGTTTGGCAGTCTCAATGGCCGCATTGGCAATCTTTGAAGTGGAAACGGCCAAATCGGCCAGCTTCGTCCCGGTAACGGCACCGGAAGCAATTTTCACTTCCGTAATTGCTCCGGCAGCAATCTTGGCTTCCGTCGCGGCAGCGTCCGCAAGTTTTGCAGACTCGATAGCGCCATTCACAATCTTAGCGGTTTCAATCGCGTTATCCGCAATTGTCGCAGCCGTGTTGATGTGAATCAATTCCGGCAAACTTACTTCTGTCGTGCCGTCATTTGCTGCGCCGGTATTGCTGAATCGAACCGCAGCGGCGGCAAATCGCGCGTTGGCAGGTGCAGCAGATTCGCCGGAAATGATGGTCGGAGTTGTTCCGGCGACAATTACCCATCCGCCCCAAGAAACCGACAAATATGTGCCGTTCGCATCATACCAGAAAAATCCGGCAGAAACGCGAGATTCGCTTGCCGTCACATTGGTAACTGTAAAGGATGAACGATAGCGCAACCCAGAAGCGATAGGAACGCCGCCGACACGGTTTCGCAGGTTCGTTATGCCTGTGATCGCAGGAAGATTAACCGTCCATTTTCCGGGTGAAAACGTCCAAGCTTCAACGCTGACTTGCTGAAACCATTCCGATTGAATCATCATTTTCGGATCGGTTACAAGATTGTGACCGGGAATGACCGCAAGTTTTTCGGGGGTAATTGCTGATGCGGCAATTTGATCAGCAATCAACTGGCCGTCGATGTCGATGGCCGGAACTGCCGAAGTGTAGGCGGCTCCGTTCCAACGGTAAAGCTTTCCGTTCCACAGCAGGACCTCCGACTCCTGCTTGGCGACAGGGAGACTAGGTCCGGTCCAAATAACCGGAGGTTGAATGGACTGAGCCAATTCCGTCATGGTAATGGAATCGGGGGGAATTCCAGCGTAAATGGAAGTAGTCCACTCCTCCGCATCAGCATCCCAGCGGTAAAGAGTTCCAGGGGGGACCAACAGGAAAAGCTGGTTCGGTCGGCTACCAGACGGAGGCAGGTCCGGTCCAGAAGGAATACCGGCCTCAGCGGCGATTTCCTCCATATCGTCCCAAATCTGTTCCGACAAGTCATTCTCGGTAATGACCATGGAACCAGTGGTCACGCCCAGCCATGAAGTGGAAACAGTAGGTCGGTCGGCAACATACCGGGCCTGGACCTCATAGGACGTGCTGGGCATGACGCCCTCAACGTTCGTATACCCCTGACGGATAAGAACCACTGTCTTATCGGTAGTGAGTTCGGTCTCCCCCAGCTTACGGACAGAAATCTTCAGTGCTCGTGCATCGTCAGCTCCTTCAGGATCCCAGGAGCAGCGAATCACGGGTCGGCGGCCACCGGCAGAGTCCTCAATGGAATGGGCCATAACCGAGAATCCGGGAACTCCCTGAGCGTTGGGGAGGATCCACCCCCCTGGAGCCACGGGGTCCGGCACTTCCATTCCGGAATTCCAGTTGTAGTCAGTCGGGTCAACTTCCCGCAGGCTGAGGCCGACCTGAAGGCGCTGAAGATCCTCTTCCGTTGCCGTAATCTCGAAGAGCTTGTCTACGTAACCGTTACGGGCGGAGGTCCATGCGACAACGTCCAGCGGCTCCAGCGGAAGCCCGTAGGGACCAAAAGTTCCCGTATGAGCGCGCCAACGGCGATCGTCCTTCAGCAGAGCCCACATGACCCTCTGAACCTGAAACTTATAGGAAACCGCATTCAGGTTGATGTCATGGGGGAAAATCTCGTCCCCGTCTTCCGCTACATAAGTCGGGTCAGAAATAGACGGAGCATCGTGAGCCGACCAAAGCTCTTCAGGACTCGGATAATTGGCATTGATCGTATTACGAGAATCCCGGATACTGGGGAACGGATCCAACTCCTGTGGCTTGGTGATAAGGAAGTCTTTGTCGGTAATGAACATTACCGGCAAATCGGGCTCTCCAACCCGGATCTTCCAAACTCCGCCAATCTCCGCTAGCGAACCGCAACACGCGTCCAACAGCATGTCCACGATCTCACCCGGTTCGTCTTCCGCGACCTTGACCTCACACCCCGCGCGATACCGAGGTTCGTCCCCCTCGGTAGTGGTGACGGTCTCATCGCACTTATTCATTGCCGCAACCCAATTGATCAGCGGCAAATCTTCAAGGTCCGCCAGAACGCCATACGTCCTGCCGTCGAGTAGGTCGATCCCGAGCATGATGTTATAGATCATCACAACCGGGTTTTCCGTGAATTCATAGGTGTTCGGCTGACCCCAACGCTGAGGGCCAGAGCCCCCCCTGGAGCTGTCCTTGCGGGGATCATACAGCAGGGCACCCAGGATGACGTATTTCAGCTCCGGTTCGCTCCTCAGATATTCGCTATGATACCGGAACGTCGGAACCATATACGCGATCCCGGTCCCAACCATGCTGGAAGACCATGGGCGATACTGATATCCGGAAAACTTGTTCACAAGCATGGCATCCGCAGCGGTCTGCTTGCCATCGTGCCAACGCAGCCAACCGAGGGTTCCGTCCGAAGAGCTGAATTTCCCCTGGAACGGCAACCCGTAGTCCGGGTCGGCAACAGTTCCGATAGGAACATACTCACCGTTGATAATTACGGAATGAACACCGTAAATCGGCAGGCTGGAAACAGCCACGACATACGTCAGGTATACGTTGGGGGTCTTCCCGATATTTCCCTGGGACATCGGGGGTGCCAGTTCAACGCCCGCCGTGGCATATTTCCCCAGAATAATGGACCTAGAGTTCACGCCTCCGGTCAATTTGCGCTCGGTCGAAATTCCAGGATCCGAGGCCTTCTTCCTCGACATCCGGCGCATCAACAAGCTGACAGCGGTGGAAAGAGCAAACTTCAGGATTGCAGCGCCAATGGTCTTGGCGGCAATCACCGTTTTGAACGCCCCTACGATAGCGCCGATCGCGGGTCCGAGAGGACCGGCGCTCGCGGGCTCTGCCCATACGGCAAACCACGCGACAGCAAAGAGGAATGTTAGAAGTATTCTCATACCCGATAGCTCCGCTTCGCCATCTCGAGGGGGCAAGTAACGATTCCGGTATCCCCGACAAGATACACCTTGTCACCCTGGCAGATGCCGATCAATAGTTCTCCGTCATCCTTCACAATGACAATGTCGCCGCGCATGGTGTGAAGTATTGAGGGGTTCTGCTCAAAATTGCGAACTATGAAGTCCAGGGGGGAGGCGTATCCGTGCTGATGGCAAATCTCCAGGGCTTCTTCGTAACTGGAATACTTTCCGATGATCTGGTCGACAAAGCCATCCCCTGTCATGGCTTTGACTGCTCCACCCATGAAAATGAAGCAATCAAATTTACCCCACTCAAAGGGGGTCATCCAAACAGATTTCATGTAGTCAAATAGATGGGGAACCCACCCGTCAACCTTTTTCATGGATTACTTCCTCGGCCCAAACGTCTTTGTCAAGATACTCTCGGTTTGAGTGTTGATATTCGGGGGATTCGATGTAACGGTATGGGAGCCCCACGCCACCTGAATCAGCCCCGTGACGCCGATATACTGAAGCATATTGTCCGCCGAATTACGAAGCTTCTGATTATCATTGGAGAACTTACTCGGCACTCTACGGCTCAGGTTTCTTGACACGCTGAACATGTCAACCGTGCAAGAGCTGGTTCCTCCTTTTTCAGCCGTCGTAATAGGGGCCTTGTCCACATACCCCTTGAACCTACGAACGGCGGGTGTGAGAGGCAGCCCCGACTCCGTGCTGAACAGCATTGACCAAATAGTAACAGGAGCTCTTTTCACGTTATAGAGTCGAATGAGGTTGGTCACTTCCGGGGTCAGGTGTGCCAAAGTAACGGACATCCTGCGGATAGTAGTGCCCATTTCATTCTTAAGCCGACCAATTGTCATGATCGCCCCGGCCCCATAGAATGTATCCAGTTGGCCTCCAATGGAGAATTGCTGGGCATCAGCTCCTGTCCACAAGCACAGAGTTTCGTCTGCCCCTGTTCCCCTGTTCTTTGCCGTGAATCGGAAAAAGACCCGAGGTCGAATCCCCCCTCGCTTGTCTATTTCCGTGAGCCATTCTGGTCCTAGATTGCGCATGGGTTAATACCGTAGGGTTTGACGAACTCGGAAAGTGACTCCGGTCGTAAATTTTCCACTGGATTTACCCGGATTTACACTCCCCGGGAGGACAAGGGCCTTGAATCTGGGATACAGCAACTGAACCTCAGCGCCGATGGTGTATCCATCACGAATGTTGGGCACGACTTCAAATGCGGGGGTCAGTCCTGAGGCAAAGGTTGTCGCGGTGTCTGTTACAATCTGGTGAAAGGCATACCGGATGGGATTACTGCCATATTGGAACGACAGGAAGTCTCCGGCCTTGAGAACAAAGCCCGGCGGCATATCGTTCAGCCGGATATCCCGCATATTGGGATTCACCGTATTCAGGGTGGGAGTGGCAGAGGCCAGAATCGTTCCATCCGGATCATTGGCCGGAAAGTAATTCGGTAGCGGAAACACCAGCAGCGGTCTACCGGCTTGACGAAGAACATGGAGCTTGGCTTTCTGGGCCTCCACGTCCCGGTAGTATCCCTGAGCCAGAGTAATGTCCATTTCCCACAGCCGTTCCCCGAGATCGGTGGTGATCAGTGATCCCCAGCCATCCTCCTCGACTTCCATGGACTCCGAAAGATCAGGGGAGGCAGAAGTGACCGCCAGCTTATGGAAAAACTCATCAAGAGACACCGGAAACGAAATAGCCATCAGCGAACCCTATCATCTTCTAGAATGCCGAATACCCTCGAAGGAAGATACTCATCCATCTCAGACATGGCACTTCGAGTCACAGTAACGCTTTCCTCTTCAGCGATGGCCCGAACTCGGGGGACAAACATTTCGCCTTCTTCGGCGGTTACAATGAGCTGAATCTTCTGCCCAGAGTTTCCGCCCCCGGCGGTCTTTACCCCGAGTCGGCCATCCGGGCCACGAGAAAGGGGCATAATGGCTTCCGGGCCAGCCTCGCCCATTATCCCCGCTCCCTTGGCAAACGCAAACAGAGTGGGTTTACTTACGATCTGGTTGGAATAGGCGGAAAGGCTGGGGGAGGTATACACGTTCCCTTTGGCGCTGGCCTCCACTCCGCTGAAGCTGTCCAAAATTCCCCCCAGAATGCCGCTCCCACCACCGAAAAGTTTTGCAAACGGACCCTCCCCGAACAGGGTCGCTTGCCAGAGGGCCTTTTCGATAGCTTTTCCCAGGGAATAGAACGAGTCCGTAAGGCTCTCGGCGCCGGTAATGGAGTCAATGATGCCGTCTTTCAGGCTCTGGGTCCACTCCTTCGTTGCCTTCGTGAGGGGGTCATACTCTTCCTGAACCGTGCGAAGGGCTCGATGGTAGACGGACAGAGCCTCCACGGAGCCTTTCTCGCCGAAATATCCTTCTTGGTAGAGCTTATTCAGCTCCGCCTGCTCCTCAGCCAAACGCTCAGTATCCGTCATAATACGGTCCATCCAGCGCTCAGCTTCCCGAGCCATTTCCTTTCGGTTACGCTCGGCTTCCTTTTCCTCGTCGGACTTCTTGGGTTTGCGGCCTCCGCCGCCTTTCTTCCGCCCACTCCTACGGGCAGCACGTTCCTGCTCATCCAGAATGGCTTGCCACGCTTCTTCGGCGGAAGCTCGTTCTGATGCAGTCCCAAAGAGTCCTTCGCTTCCGGTCGAAATCCCCCCTGCGTCAGGGAGGCCAAACTGACCAAGATTCAGGTCAGGAAGCTGAGAACCTCCGCCGCTTAGGATCTGCTCGATGGCTGTGTTGGAATACCCATTGGCCTTCATCAGGGCTCTCTGGGCCGACATACCGTCGCCGCCAACGCCGCCGATCGCACCCACGCCAAGCCCGGCCATCTGGTTCCGGGTGGCGATCAGCCCTCCGAGCTCCTTGGCTGCACGAGCCGCAGCACTCGCCGCCCCTTCAAGGGCTCCGGATAGAGCCATCGCGGCCTGAACCCAATTTTCCGTTGCCTCTAGTCCAGCCTCGGATGCCGTTCCGATGAGCTTGGCCGATTCAGCAGACTCCTGTCCCTGAACGGCCAAGTCCATCATGGCTCCGCTCATCTCACCGATGAGGCCAAGGGAGTCGCGGAAAGCGTTTGCCTTCTTTTCTTCCTCTGCCCGAAACTTGTTGGAAAGCTCCAAATTGATATTGGCCTTGGCGATGAGGTCTTCATACATGTCGTTCAGACGACGATCATTGGCAATCTGATCCCAGTCCTTTGCCAAGTCCGTGCTGAGTTCGCCAAGCTTCAGGGCTTCAATCACTGTTCCACGAATGGAAGCAGGCATCTTTTCGATGGAGCCGAACGCGTTCATCATGGATTCTGCATACTGCCGAGAAGCTTCGATGGTCTCCTCTAGGTTGGCAGCATTGGAGAGCCTATACATGGACTCTACAACGGCATTGGTTTGGATATCTGTCAGTTTCAATTCTTCGCGAACGCTGAGCCAGGTCGACTCAATCTGCTTCATGACAGCCCCGTCGTCAAAGACAAGTTTGTCCAACGACAGACCACCAAATTGCTCGGTAAATTTTGTGATTCTGGCTTCCAGCTGATCAAGAACATCCGCTCGGGCAAATTCAGCCATCAACCGGCTAAAGTCGCCCCTGACCTCCCCGAACCGGCCGAATTCAGTGACCAACTCCCCGGAGGTCTTGATGGCATTTTCTGCCAGCTCAGAATACTTGGACACAGCTTCCCCGAGCTTGTCCAGCCCCTTGGCGGATTCTTCTGCGGACTCACCGGTCTTCATCAGCATGGGAATCAGCACCGCGCCCATGGCAACCGCCGTCCCGGCCAGAGAGCCAAACATCGCCAGTCGGCCCGAGAATCCCAGCGCCCCAAGCGCCTGAGGAGCTTGCTGGGCAAACGCCCTCATGATGTCAGTTCCGCTGGCAATTTGGACAAAGAAGTCCTGAAACTGATACGAAAGGTTGGTGAGGGCAAACGAGTTTCTGTTCATCTGGCTTTGCATGGAATTTGCAGCCGCCGAGGTCTCCGCCATTCGAGCTCGGGCTAGTTGAACTCTCTTTGCATATTCACCCCAGGAAATGTTACCCGCCCGAACATTTCGTTCCAAGTCAGCGATGGCTCGGGAAAATGCCCGAGTCCCGCTTTCAGTTTGCTGAGTCATTCTGAGGGTAGATGCAAGCAGGCCGGTCGTCCGTTGAGTAGTGTTATTAAACTGCTCTTCAGCCTTACCGGCCATTGTCGTGGAGCGCTGAACCTCTGCCATCCCCACGGAAAACATGCGGGCGCTATTCTGGGCCTTCAACGCAGCATCGGACATGACGTGCATGTTCCGAGAAGCTTCCAGAAGACCACTGGAATCGGCCACAAGTCCAAGGGAGGCAATAGAATCAGTCATGATGGGCTCCACGACCCGCCGACTTGAGCATGTCCCGAGTAAAAGTTTCGGAGCTAGAGGCAGACTCTTCCTTCCTGATATTCTTCAAAAAGGCGGAATCCATCTTACGCATCACGGACTTGAACAGGATTAGTTCATCGGCGCTTAGATTAAGGAATTCACCGTATGCCTGAATTGAGGCCCACGGTATGGGTCCGACATATCCGTTGGAAACATTGCGATCCGTTCCCAACTCCCAGAACGCGTCTAGCCAAGACTCGAACCCCCCTGGAATAGCGGGGGGGTTCAGTTCCTCTGGTATGGATTTGTCGTGTTGCTGATGATACCGAATAATCGCCTCTAGGTCGGCACTTGATACACTCATGTGCCAATCAAGGGCTTTTATCAGTTTCCCGCAATCTCCTCAGTCTTCTTGATCCGAAGCCTGTCAACAGAATGCGCCGCCCAAACCACCGCGTCTCCGAACTCTTCGTATTCCGGATTGGTCAACCACTCCTTCGCAAGAGCGGGGGAGTATTTTACCGGATTACCGTCGTCGGTGAGGCCATCCCAGTCCAGCAGGACCTTTTCAAACAGTGTCTCTGCCAAAATCTCCATGGATTTGTCGCCACGAAGAGTTCCATCCGGATGTCGGTCCTCTGCTGACGCCGATCGTTCCAGCTTGGATCGGAACTCCCTGACCTCAGGAGCAGTCATGCCCCTAACCTTCAGCCGAAGTTCGCCAGCACCGGGGATGTTACTGACCCACTCACCCTCGGTGATAGCCTTCACGTTTCGACGAATCTTACTGATATCCATTGTAGACTTCCCGTGGTCCTTGGTCCAGTGGCCGGGTGATTGGACCAAATCACCCGGCCTGCCCTAGCGCCAGCTAGAACCTCTTAAACTTCCACGATGTTGCTGTCCACGGCAATGCTCCAACTCCGAAGCTGAACCGCGTTCGCCGCACCGCCCTGACGAGCACCCGGCAAGGCGAGGCCGAAGAACATGTCCGTCATGCCCGTCGGAGTGGCTTCTGCCATAAAGGTCCCCGTGCCTGCTGTCGTGGTGTTCACGGCAGTCCCGCCCGGAGTGGTCGAAACGGTGAATTCGTTCGAAGTGAGAAGCTGATCGCGAACATAATAGGTGGTGTTCGCGGTCAACGGCGCCGGAAGAGTTCCCGTGGTGCTGAATCTGATCGCCGTCCCCGCCACAAGCCCGTGGTTGGCCCAAGTGATAACTGCCGGAGATGCTTGGGTGATCTGAACGACAGACAGAAGCGGGCAGCTCGCACCCCATTCAATCTTGAATTGATAGGGTCGGCAGTTTTCGATAGCGGCGCGGAATTTGATCTGCCCTGGATCATTGCCATCGGGGACAAACTGGTTCTCCATGGTGCCACCATCCAGCAGCCCCTTCAGCTTGCGCATACGACGCTCATTGATCAGGGACTGGGAAATTACTTCCTGGGTATCGCCCAAGGCCCCCGCATTCGCCCAGCCGCCAATCTCGTCCCAGGAAGCCCCGGTAAAATCGGCCGCAGTTACGAGTCCTTTGGCATTGACAACATTGCCAATGAAGATTTTCGATCCCGCTACGGGGAAAAGTTGAGCCATCTGGTTTCTCCTCTAGGCGAAACATTGCCATGCGATGTTCACAGGGACATTCCAGTATCCCCTGTCTTCGTATCCCCCCATGACGTGGGGTTCGGATGGGACACAGACACAAATGTCCATGTAGCAGAAAGGCGTATCCACCGGGAAGTGTTCCGCAAGAGATGCCGCCAAATTCAGCGAGTATTCCCCTGCGCTGGACAACACGTCACAGACAACAAGGGCAAGAAGACCCTCTCGCCGATGTGGGCCACTCTTCAGAAGTATACGATTCGGCCGATTAAGCGTAAAGTCCGCCCTAATGAACAGTCCCTCGGGGGTGAAGGCTTCCCCCGGATATGCGAATGGGACCTGAACATCCCAGGAAAAAGACCTTAGCCTTGACTTAAGGGCCAGCCATATTTTTGTCTCGACCTTGGGTGTTGCCATAACCGCCCCGCTAACCCGCGCAACCCGCCAATTTGGGCTAGGCTACAGGCCCAAGCCTGCGCCCGCCGCTACCCATATACCCGGCACTAGCCCTAGCCGCCAGCGCCGCCACCACGGGCCATAGCGGCCCCTTGGAGCTTGGCAGCCTGCTCGGCCACAATTTGCGGCCACCGCAAAGCGGCAGAGCCCACAAAATGCTTCCCCGACACGTTGTAATGTCTTCCCATGGAATCTACGCCCACGAATCCATACTCCTGCCGATGGGCGTAGGCAGCTTGAAACCCGGCAAAGATCTTGTCCCCTAACTGCGCAGAGGCTATCACCAAACCGTAGTCCTGACTGGACTCAAAACGAACATCCCCGGAAGCTCTGGGGGGCATCGCGGCTGTTGACACCAGTAGGGACCTCCGAAGGTTTCCCGTCAAGATGGGAAGACGGCCCCCCTCGAGCCTCGTGGTGCTCATTTCCCGGATGACTTCCTGGGAAGACATGCGGAACACGGCGAGCATCCGGGCCTCAGTCTCGAGAACCCACTCCAGCACCTGACCGTGGAAGTCTAAATTGATCATCAGGTCACCCCGTAGGTGTAATCAATTTCAAACTCAGTGTCGCAGGTGCAATTGGCGCAATGCTTCGCGCCGCCAGCCGGGTCCATTGCGTGAAGCATGGCTGTCCCGTCCGGCATGACGAATTTTTCCGTTAGCCCGGGAACCGTTTGGTTATTCATGAACACATGCTGCGGCCTTGGGTCTTCCCCGCCGCCACCGTGCTTCCAGCGCCTAAGAACCGACTCTTCCGGATAGCCGGTCTTATCGAGCCCCTGCCGCCACGCTTCCATTCTGGAGGCCATGACAGCCATGCCAACCTCGGTCCGACCCACGGTAAGAGCTCGGGCCTTGAGTTGTCTGGCCTCATACGCACTGACCATCTCAAGAAGCTTGGAGGGACTCAGGGCCTTGCCCTCCTTGATTGCCTTCCTGATAGTCCGGTCATACCTCCGATCCCGAAGGCTCATTCTGAACACCTTACTCATTTCATTTGGATCGCCGGACTGTAGTCGGCTTCTCATGGAACGCACATAGGAAGCCTGTATGTCCGTTAGTCCCAGCACCCCGCCGATCCTCTTCCCGGTTTGCCGATTGAGCCTACCTGCCAGCTCCACAACCATGTTATCCGGCCCTTCGCCCCTGGAATAGCCGTCCAAAATTGCTTCTCTGACCAACGCCTTCTGCGCATCCGACATGTCAACCAGCTTCTGGGCTCCATATTGGCGGAGCCAGTCCTCTGCTCGTGGATTGGTCATGTCAAACCGCAGGAGAAGAGACGCGTCCGGCGGAGGCGGGAAATGGCTTGCCGTGGCCTGACCCGCTTGTCTATATGCCTCCTGAAATGTCGAGCGCATACTATTGAACACCGCGGGTTCAATATTCATAGCCTCTACCGCTGCATCCACGTCCTGCCTTTCAAGGGCGTCCCGTAGTGCCAGCATGTCAATGCCGTCTTTGATTAGCTGAATAGCTTCAAGGAAGGCGTTGGTCTCAGACACAGAGAACCGCTCAATGATCCGTTTGAGAAGTTCCGCGAGACTCATGAATTCCTCTTGGGCCCTCGGGCCACGAAAACAATGGCGACCGGAGTTCCGGCCTCCGGAATGGTGGAAACCTGGACCACTGGAATCTCCAGTCCATCGTCCAGCTGGACATACAGAGTGGCGCTATTCTGTCCCCCAGGAATCCAGTCCAATTGCTTAGGGACAGCAGCCACAACCTGAAGGTCTCCCTCCAAAATCATGGTTTCGCCCATGTAGCCCGCCGAAGAACTGAACCTGGACTGAATGATGCTAACCGCCGCCTTCAGGGTTTCCCGGTGAACTGTCTCTGTGGGCGGTTGCCATGGCTCCAGTTCATTCTTGACGACTGTCTTGCGAATCAGCTCCACTTTCCCCTGACCGAGGCCCCCCTGACTCGTGGGGGCCAGCATCTCCTCTGCCATCCGGGCCATTTCCTGGTAGAAATCGGCCATGACTACCTCCCGATGGCCCAGATCAGCTGATAGCCTGCCGGGGCTTCTTCCCTGCCCAGACATACCTGATCCACCAACCCCTTGAGCCACCCATCAATCAGGGTGTCGTAGGGGGTGGAGCCGGATCCATCCTCGCCGCCCTCAAAGAACTCCCGCTCAACGGCGTTTTCAACCCTCTGGCGCTTGATACGACGGCTGGGGTCAATTACAGCGGAAAGAGCGTCGGGGTTATTGGCGTCAAGCCATGCCGCTCGGTAGGAGGACACGACGATGATGCGAGGAATAACATCGGGCGGGATTGCGATGCCGCCCAGAGTAGCGCCCGTTCGGGGCCACGCCCGCTCTTGGCTCAGGGGATCAGTGGGGGAGCCAAAGAAACAGGCTCCGTAAAGAGCGTCGATGTAGTCTGAGCCGCGTTGGCGCAAAATATCCGGCGAAGGAGCCCCGGCAGGAAGGACATACCCGCTGTCAGCCAGCCATTCCGCAAAATCCTGGTTCGTCCCGTATCCGGCCATCTAGGTCTCCAACGAGTTGGTCCCCGCCATCAATGACAGCGGGGCCTGGATCACTTCTTCTCGTCTTTCTTCTCATCTTTCTTGTCGTCAGCCGGGTTGGTGACGGGCTCCGACCCCTCCTTCTTGGGGGTATCGACAACCTGATACTTGCCCGCCCAGCCAGCCGGGGGCTCACCCTTCAGCGTGAGGGTTTCCCCGAAAAGATCTTGCCCATTCTTGCCGTAGATCGAACGAGCCGCAGTGATTTTGATCTTCATGACCATCTCCATAGAGTTGATCAGGGGGTCTCCCCCCTGATGTTGGGTTACACGCTGACGGAGTAGAACACCCCGGAACGACCATTGAAGTCGGCCCGGATTTCGATACCCAGCGCGCCCATGATCATGAAGTTGTAGTCATCCACCGGATTCAGGCGAACCATCGCGGTCGTGTTGGTCGCCATGCCCACCAGCGGGCGAATGAACTGAGCATTCGGCACAAAGCCGAAGAACTCATTGCCATTCAGCAGACTGGTTGCCGCAATCTTGTTGATGCGGCGGTTGGATGCCAGATACTCGTTCAGCCGGCCAGCCTTGAAGCCCTCCGAGCCCGAGTAGCTGCGGTCCCATGCGCGAGCGATCTGGGGCGACACATACAGGTTCACCGGCGAGGTGATCAGGTTGTCGTCCAGCATGGCGCCGAGCGTCTGGGTGAGGAACAGATCGAGCTCGTCCGGCGTGACCGTGGTGTCGGTCAGGTCGATATTGGCGCCAGTCGGGCCGATATTAATCGATTTCGACAGCGGATGGTTGCGGATGCCGTAGCCCACGACATTGTTGAACGTCAGGTTGGTATCGCCATCCAGCACGTATTCGGCCTGATCCTTGCGGATGGCCACCAGATGAGCTTCCTGGTCGTCCGACAGGGCGTCGAAGTTCTCCGACTGCAGAGTGTTCCATTCACGCCACGAACGGCCATAGCCGGTGTTGAAAATGGGAACGATGGTCGAACGATAATCGTAATCGACCTTGCCCATGATCTCCGGCACTTGGCCGCTCATGGTCCGGCGAACGGTTCCGGCGTCACCCGAGACGCGGGTCATGAACTGCATCTTGCCGATATGGACCGCCCGTGCCATGCCCATGAGATCGCTCATGAACACGCTGCCGTCGTCTTCGCGCATGATTCGACGGGTGATGTCGTCGAATTCAAGCCATGCGTCACGGGGCAAGATTGCCGCCGCATTGCTGACCAGACCGGTCGAGTTGGCGATACGAGCCAGCGAATCTTCCGCGATGTGGAAGGTCTCCCGCTGGGTGTTCACTTCGTTCCACCACTGAGCGTGGGGTCGCGAATTCGCCACAAGCTGTTGATCGAAATAGCGCATAGTTTCCCCCTTACGCCCCGGTCACGTAGCTCTGCGAACCGGCCGGACGAATCCGAATCAGCTGCGTCGTGCCCGTATCATTGTTGAAGATCTCATCGGAATGAGCGACGATCCGGGCCGTCGCGCCGGCGATCACAAGGTTGCCACCAGCCCCAATCGCGAGGGGCAATCCGATGGCGTTGACGTTCTGCCCTGCCGCCAGACGAGCGGCATACATCACGGTGTCGTCCAGCTCCAGCCCCATGACCGTGTCGCCCCGAACAACGGGCGGACCCGCCGAATAGGCGGCGTAGGACTGGTCGACGCTCTTCAGCATCAGGTAGTTTTCCTGGGCCAGCCAGACCTTCGCCGTGGTCGCCGCCGTCGCCAGAGCAAACCGGCCCTGAGCATTCAGCGTGACAAACTGGCCCGGAAGAATGGCGGCACCTGCTTCAGCCTCGACGACCTGCGGGTCATTTTTCCGGGCCGGACCCAGAATGATTTTGGAGTATCGCGCCATGGATTAGGCCTCCGACTTGGGAAGCTTGAACTGAGCGACGTTCGAGTCTTCCTGGGTGAAACGGGAGTTCAGGGCAGCGGCCTTGCCGGGCGCTTCCTTGATCTTGGAAGCCAGCTCCGACAACGCGGTGATGTCCAGGGTGTTGGCGACGGCCTCCGACAGGATCTCCGCCTTCACCAGCTTGTTCACCAGCTCCGTCTTTTTGGCCTTTTCGGCCTCCAGTTGCTGGTTCTGCATGGCCGTGAGGCCGTCCGTCACCGGCTTGAGCGCGTTCGTCACCGACGTGGCGATGGTTTCGCCCAGCCCCTCGAACAGCGCCGACAGCTTATCAAGCTTGCCGCTCATCTCGTTGAATTGGGCGTCATTCATGGCCCGTTCTCCTTTGGTTTCCTGGTTTACCCCCAGCATTTCAAGCAGAGGGGCCTTGAGGCGCTCCCACATGGAAGCCTTTTGAAGCCGCTGAAGGCTATCAAGCAAATACATGCCTGCCCAATCAACGTCATCTTCGGCTCGGTCAAGAGCTGAATTGATCACTTCAACGGAACCCCCCTCGGGGTCCTTTGCATTGACGAGCATTCCGACGCCTTGCTCCGGCGTCGCTGCTCCCCGCTCTCCGAGCAGAATGGCGTCGTGATCAAACACCATCTCGCGCATCACATACTTGGGTCCGCCTTCCTTGGCGTTCTTGATCTCCTCCCGCATACCGTAAAGGCCGGTGGAGGTATGGATCGGCTCGCCCTTTTCGATGGCCTCCAGGACAGAGCGGCCCCCGGTGGTCTGGTTGGCGAACTCTACGTCGATGACCTTGTCGAGGAATACTCGGCCATTTTCCCTGCGAACATTCTCGTTCCAAGCGCCGATGAACCCGCGAACCATACCCTCCGGATGGGATGCCGAAACGAACTCCCCGTCAATGTTGGGGTGGCCGAGGGGAGCCGGAGTCTCGTTCAGCGTATGATACGATTTCTCGATCTCGTCCGCCGGATACAGGATGCCGTTCATGACAACGTTATCGGGGAGCGTCGCAGAAGGCACGACAATGATGTCACGACCGTTGCGACGCTCTCTGCGAATCTTGTCCTTGTTGATCGCCGTGCGGACGTTTACGCGAACTCGGGTCATTTTACCCTCGCTGAATGATCGGGGCCAGCTGATTCAGATGTTCAGCCGCCAACAGGGTCTGCCCTGAATGCGCAGCCTTTTGGCAAATCTCAACCGCCTTGCGGCTGGCTTGCTCCCTGTTAAGGCCAGCATACTGATTGGGGATTACGCTCTCAAGAAAGTCCATTAGTCCATCCTCTCGATATCATTGTCCTCAGCGGGGTCAACTTTCGGAATGTCCGCGTCCGGGGGCTCCACGTCGGGGTCAAACCCCGCAGTCTCCCTTATCTCTTCCCAGCCAAACGGCGGCTGATTGGGCAGGTTCTTACAGATGATGGACATCTTCTCGGCCCGCGCCATCTTCTCATCCGGAGTTGCTTCCGTCAACGACTCCCAGTGAACAACCCAATCCTTCTCCGGGATAATTCCAAACCGCTCTAGCCGGTTTAGGAAGTCACGGATGAGGGGCAACACCTTATCCGTCCGGATGGACATCGCGGTGCGGTTCCATTCCTTGGCGTCTTCCGTGGACGAACGCTCACCGGTCTGGGAACCCAGAAGAACCTTCAGCGGAATGCCAAGACTGGCCGCGAACGATTGCACGGGGGCAGTGAAAAACTGCTCCGGGTTCGGTAGCGTAACCGTCAAAGGCTTGGCCGTCATGCCGCCGAGCATGAGTCCTTTGTCGAAGCCCTTCTGGAAACTGTCGATTTGGTCGTTGACCTCTTCAAGCAAGTCCTTGAGATCAACGTTCATCTGCTTGGCTACGTCAGCCGGACGCATACCCTCGGGAGCCTCGATGATGGGAGCTCCCCGGCTATTTTTCCAGAATCCTTCCCCACCGGCACCCTTGATCTTCTCTACGTCCAAAAGATCGTTATAGCCGGCTTCCAGAGCCGAGACCCCGTCCATGGTCCCGTCGTTGGACCAGATAAGGACCCTGTCCGGATGGACCTTGACCACTCGGGAGGTCTTGGAAGTCGGCTTGCTCCCCGGGAGCTGGGACTCCACGAACTCGTAGTAAAGAACTTCCCCATAGGTGGGGGAATCGGGGCGCTCATCATAGGCCCCGACCCTGAGCTGCGGTTCCCAAATCGGGATCAAGCCGACCAGACCTTCCAGCCCCCCTGGAACCGTTGTGACGGACTGATCAAAGCCCTTGCCATCCGCCACCCGCAAAATGACCGCCGAATAGCGACCGATCATGCTCCGGCGGTCTGCCTCGGCCAAGCGGTTCCAGACCCTGAGGTCGTCAAACCGGTCTTTGATCTGCTTCTCCAGGTCCGTGGCACCGGACTTCTCGGTCTCCCAGATGTCGGGGTTGGTCTCCCAGACCTTTACGATGGTCTTGTTGATACCGGCCTTTGCCACCGAGTTCCGCTTCCACATGTGGTAGAAGTTACGGAACTCAAGGCTCTCGGGCCACCCGAAATCCTTGTAGTGGTCATGCTTGGGGCTACCGCTGAAATAGCGGGGGGCCATAGCCTCCAATCTACGCTGGAAGGCATTGTAGAAGCCGGAGATGGCATTCATAGTGTCTTCCTCGTAAGAATCCAGGCCTCGCCCGAGTTATCCAGCATGAGCTCAGTCAGTGCCCACACGAGGGCGTCAACACGGTCAGGGGACCCCTCCCCCTCGAAACCTTGCGGAGCCATCAGCGTCATCTGGTCTTCCAGAAGCGCCAAGTTGTCCTCCTTGTCCCACGGGTTGCCGCCAATGACATGGGACACCTTGCCTTGCTCATACAGAGCGGCCACGGGCTCTGCGCGAACGATCTTACCGCGACTTGCCCGAACGGCCTTGTATGAAACATTCCTGTCCTTTGACCGTATGAGGGCTTCCACCATCGCCCCGCCAAAGTTGATCTCCGCTACCACCTTGTCGGCCATGAAATGGTAGTAGCAATTGATCGCTTGCTGCGCCCACTCGTCCGGGGAACCCTTGATCGTGGCGTCGCACAGGACATAGCCGTGATCCTGCTCGTCTATACCGGCAACCACGATGCCGATGCTGTCACCGTCATCCGACCCCCCTGATGTGCCGGACGGGTCCACGCCCACGACAATGCGAACCAGAGGCGGCACTTCCGCCAGCTTGACTCGGCCCTTCTTGCCGGACTCAGGCGGAGGCTCGAAGCTTTCCCGGTTCCACAGAGCGCCCGGAATGTCATCCAGGATCTCTGCTTCCAGCTCCTGACGGCCAAGTCGGGTCCCGGAATACTTGTCGTGGATCTTTTTGATGAACGTGTCCGCCAAGTTGGCGGCGTTGTCCATCGTGCGGCCGTAGGTCACGTGAGAGGTCTTGTCGTTGACAAGTTCCCGAATCAACGGGATCCCCCTCGGGGTAGTCGTGACAATGGACCGCGGATCGTTGCCCAACCGCAAGCCGAACTGGAACATATCCCAGACTTCCCGAGCGTGATCGTATTTGGCTAGCTCGTCAAGCCATCCTGCATCAAATTGCGGGCCGCGAAGCTGGTCAGGCTCGGTTGCGTTGAACAGCGTTGCGACGGCCCCGTTCGGCCAAGTGAGTCGCCGCTTAGAAGGCTCATACAACGGACGAAAGTCTTTTGGGTGGCAGGCAAGAAGCCCAGAATCACCCTCTACAATAACGTCCCGAGCATCCGCTGCGGTTTCCGCAATAAGAGCGATACGGTGATATCGCCCCCGGCCCATGGGTGTTTTTCCGCAGACCCACTCCCTTATGGTCTCCGAGCCGGTGCGAGTCTTACCGAACCCACGACCCGCTAGAATCACCCAAGTTGACCATTGTCCGGGGGGAACGATCTGATTGGGGCGAGCCCATACGCGCCAGTCCCACAGAAGCTCCTCGATTTGGCTGTCATTCAGCTCCGCTAGAATCGCCTGCTGCTCGGTAGGCGGGAGCAAGGCGAGCGAGCCGATCAGCGAGGAGTTCTCGCGCACTCATTTCCTCCGTCTGAATGGGTCCGCCATTCGGGCCGGACAGTTCGTGCTTGTCGCCCAGACCAAGGGCACGAGACGCGATCATGGGATTGATAAGCTCAGCGGCTGCGGCCTCAAACTTCATCGTAAAGATGAGGTCGTTAACCCAGAGACAGGCCCCCCTCCGAATGGGGTCCAGTTGCGTCCACCGACTCCAGACGTCGCTATCAATCCCGTTGCGAAGCCGGAAAGCCCTGACCGTGGGGGCCCGAAACTTGGCAAGCTTGGTCTTTGTGACAGCGCCCTGATACTGAGCCACATACTGAGTATAGATGGGGTTCTCGAGGTTGTCCTCAAGATACTCGATACAGGCTTCCACGATGGATTCACCGTCCGGAAACCGCTCTCCAACCCTCTTGCCGTCCAAATATCCGCGCCTGCCGCTCCAATGACTCTTGAAGCCGCCAAAGTCGAAATGTGCGGGATCCTTACCGGCAGCCATCTAATTCACCTAGCATCTGGAGCATTTGACACGGGACTTACAGTGATTGATCAGGGAGGCCAATCAGTCGAACCTGCCCGTGCCAGATGCTCGAGGAGTGCAGGGCCACGCGTCCAATCTTACGATCTGCGACTGACCGGATTTTGGCTCGTGCCCACCGAACAGTCCAGAGGCAAGTGTCAAACACATTAAACCCAAGACCACCCTACCATGCCGCGCTAGGGGGCGCAAGGGGTTTTTGCAGTTGTCACCAGTTCCCGGGGAACCTCCACCCGATATCCGCCGTCAGCCATCTGCACCAACACGTGAGTCTCTTCCGTGGCCCCTCTGAGCAGGAAGCCTTTGCGACCGACAAGCGGTCCTTCCTTTATCCACACGCTCTGCCCCTCGTGTAGACGCTCGCGTTCCACCGGCAACGGACGACGGTCCTCTGCTTCACGGCCCTGCTTCCTGGCCCAATCGAACAACGGCTGAATTTGCCACGCCTGACAGATGGCTACTTCCCCGGTGGTCGGCTCTCGCATCCAACCAACGCGCACCCGCAAGGGCGCGAGCAGCCCCTGCACCGTTGGCGCATGATCGCTATAGATGAAAATGACTCCGGGCAAGACCTGAAAGGTTCGCTGCTCCCGGCGACGGTCAACACCCACGCGCACGATCTTCCGATAGAGGGGGACAACCGGCGACAGGTCAAATTCCTTCAGCAGGTGTGCAACAGTCACTACCTGTGAGGGGCGAAGTAGTCCGATCTGATAGCCATGGTCCATCAAAGCCTCCTTACGGCATTCCACGTGTGACCCCACTTGTCGCGCACGGACAGTTGTCCCTGGTCCTCGTATTTCCACAGAATCTGATGGCCGGAAGTGAAGTCCATCTTGAGGTCCAGGCCAACCTTCATCGGATCGACGATGTAAATGTTATATCCGTATTCGGCCAGTATGACCGCCTTAATGCCATCGCGGCGAAGTGATTGCAGGAAGATGCGCTGCTCCTTCCGGATGACGGTCACCTGAGACTTCAGCTCAATCCAGCCAGAGGTCCCCCCTCGATTGTGGTCGTATTCCGTCCAGAAGACGTCCGATATTCCGGGCGGATTCCTGGCCTCGATACGGTGGGCCGTGACCCCGTTCGGTTTATGGGTGTTCAGCATCGCCCATATGCCCGCCTCATTCTGCCGTAGTCTGGTCATAGTCCTTGTTCTCCATGCTGGCGCTTAATTCGTCTCGATCTGGCCTTCTCAGGCTTGGTTCTGCCGACACATTACCACGCAAAGGCGCAACAGGTAAAGGGGGAATTACTATATTCTTGCGCCCCGTTTCATATAGATTCTCTATTCTGACGTTAAGAGGGTTTTTATCCCGGAAGTGTAGTCTGGTTTCGGGCCATCGCCCGGTGTTCCATGCCCAGACCACATTTGACAGGTAGATTTGAACACCCCTGATTTTCGCCTTGGGGAATTTTCCTCCGACAAGGGACCCCTTCTTGCCCCCGAGCTTCTTGCAGCGATTCGGCCCCGCCTGAACCACATTCCGCCAGCGTAGGATTCCTGTTAGAGGGTCATACGTAAAGAGGTAGCGGATAAGTGAAACCGGAATGTCCTCCTTTCGCATGAAGATATCTTCCCACCCTTCCGGGCTGTCTAGTTCTGATGTTAGGTCCTCCTCACTTAGAGGGTGATTCGGGAGGTATGGGGGCTCGTCCTGGTAGACCATGGGAAGTCTGGGTTCGTCGTCTTCGTAGTTCATGGCGGTTCTGGTCCTTGGTCCTTGGTCCTTGGTCCTATGTCCGTGGCCCCCCGGGGGCGGCGCAGTGGCGCAGCATAGCATTATACACAACCTAGCACAATATACACCACGCAATTTGTAACCCCTACGTAGAGGTCAGAGTAAAATAGGTGAATATGGTAGTAATATTTGGGGTAATAGCAAAAAGCAGGTTGTATATAACGGCGGGTTGTATGTAAAACTAACCACTACGGGGGGCTTTTTGGCCGAATACCGCTACGGGGGTCAGAATTTCCGGATTTATGATCCGTAATTTTTCATCCTTGCAGAATTATCAGGGGGGAATTGGGATCGCAAAATTCTTTTCGGTTGTAAGGTTGACGACACCTGCCTACCAAATAGGCAAAAGCTCCAGGTTGCCCAATATTTAGGCAGGCGTGCCCAAAAAGCAGGCATTGCTGCGGTGCAGCACGGGGCTTTGCCCAATAACCCGCATTATGTAAACAAACGGCCGTGGCAAATGCGTTGTAAAACAATGGGTTAGCAAAATGTGGTGTAATGCTACCTTGCCGCGCCGCAGCATAGGGCTGGTGAAATGATATAACATAACGCAGGGCATTTGCCCCGGGCTGGGCAGGCGCCCATGGCAGGCCGGGGACAATAATGGGCAAATGCCCAAGGGCCGGGCAAATATTTCAGGCGGTCTCTCTTCAGTTTTTCCGTGTTGCTGGCCCGCCACGGCATACCATTGTATACCGTCAACGGGCAAATGACCACCGACTGGGCAAATGTAACCATCGGCCACGGGCAAATGCCCGCGGGCCAAGCAAATGTAACATGGCCCCGTAGCGCCGCC